TCTTTATCCATCCCCATTTGTAGCTCTTTCATCACATCCTTCATCGTGGCTCGCACAGCCGGATGACCCGCGAACTCGGGGTGGGCTGCCAGCATCCGGGCATCTTGAAGTGCTGGCACTCCGGAGGGCTTACCCCCGAGGAGCTTGATATCCTCGAAGGCTTTCTCCCGCAGCTTCGTTGTGTCTACATCTAGCTTGGTGAGGTAGTTCTTGATGTTGGACTCTACCCTCGCGGCAGCAGAAGGCAGCACGTCCTCTATCCCTCTCGCACCAGAGAGCTGATCCTGTATCTTGATGATGGCCCCGCCGATCTGCTTGTAAGGGTGCCGCATGTTGTACTCGGTAAGGGCCTCCCCCACTGTAGGCTTAGCTCCTCGCACGTGCGTCGTAGCATCCCGCAGGGCAGCTGCAACTTCCCCCTCTTGCCCCTTCGCCAGTGTGTCTATCGCCTGGCTCTCAAGGCGGCGTACAGCCTCAGGATTTGGGTTCGAGCCCGAGGCTCGGATAGCCGCGATGATGTCTTGGATTGTGTTCTTGCCTACTTTGGCAACACCCTGGGCCAAGCTCGTGCCCACGGGCGCTACTGCTGCGGCTCCACCACTAGCAAGGAGCTGCTCCACAGGATCACCACCAGACTGGCGGGTGGCCTCTCCCGCTGCGCCAGCTGCGCCTGCGGCTATCTGCCCCATCACTGGAGCCTGCGTCAAGTCCTCTGCAAGTCCTCGCGTAACAGGGCCCTTCGCTGTACGCAGAACTGTCTTCGCCCCAGCAGTCATCCCCCCCATCCCGCTCATCGCTTCTGTCGTGCCTTCCACGAGCTTCTCAGTGTCGGTCTCTGCGGTAGGCAGTCCCGCCGCGGTGAGAGCCTTCTCAAGGAAGTTTGTCCCCGCTACCTTGTCCAGCAAGTTCACCAGCTCGAAGGCAGTCAGCCCAGCAAGAGCCCCAGGAATTGCTCCCACACCAGCAAGAGGGGCTCCCATCGCAGCTCCCGCTGCGGCTGCAGCAGCTCGTGGCCCCACTTGCCGAGCAGACAGCCCCGCTGCACGCTTTGCTTGCTGACCGAAGGAAGGCTCCGAGGGCGCTTCCTCAGGAATCAAGTCTCCATAAGCCCCGCCAGCTGGCTGCTGGCCTTCTTGCTGCGGGAGAAGATCATCATAAGCGCCCATAGCTTACTCCGGCAAGTCCAGCCCTGTGCGTTCTTTGTAGCGAGCCCGAACCCGAGCTGCATCTGCACCTCCCGCAATAGCAGCCTTGGCCTCATTTACCTCTTGGCCAGCAGAGCCAGCCTTGCCCCTCGCTCCCGGTACACCTATACGAGTAGCATGGCGCTGCTTGTAGTCTTCCAAGGCTCTGTTCTTTGCCCCCGCAGCGAAGGCTTTAACCTCTTTAACTACCCGGCGAAGTTCTTCTTCTGAGGTAGCTGTACGCAGGTTGCCCAAGTACCCCTCTAGCCGCATCCCCTCTTTCTCTGACAGCTGACCGAAGCCTGTGGCCCCAGTAGTGGATAAGTCTTTCAGCATCCTCATGGTGTCAATGGTTATCATGTCCTTGAGGCCTTCCAAGCGACCGGCGGCAACAGATCCCGCCTGCCCTGGTATGTTTGGAATTATCCCAGTAAGCCCGGTGATACGGCTAAGCTTAGCGCCCAGCGCCAACTTCGCTTGCTCCTCTAGTCTGCTATACGAGTCCTGCATATTCTTGACTGCCGCTGTGTCCTTAGCAAAGAGAGTTTGGCTCTTCTCCCAAGCTGGGCCATAAGGAACCTCGACTTGCTCCATGGGATTCTCTTTGCTCCAAGTATAGCCGGGCTTGAGCGGTCCCCGCTCTCTTTGGAGAGCAGCTCGTTCTCTTTCTCTTCCTTCTTGCTGGCGAAGCTCGAAGGTTCTTCCTTGATTCCGTATCTGGTTCTCGAACTCGAGGTTCTTTCTCCTCTGGTCCTCTGTGCTTAGATCAAGGCGGCGGCCTTGAATCGCACCCTGCTGCCCCAGTGCATCATACTGCCTCTGGAGGTTCTGCATATGCAGCCGCCGGTTGAACTCCCTCTCTTGCTGGGCATCCGCGAGCCTCCTCTGTCCTTGCAGCATAGGCAAGAGTTGCCCCATCATTCCAACTTGAGATTCGTAGTAGCTAGGCATTTGGCCTCCTGCTATAGTCCAAGTTCTGCGAACATACCAGTGTTGTCTTGGTTGCCCCAAGCTTGCTCAAGGCGGGGAGTGTAGTCATACCCTCCACGGACTCCTCCGAAGCTTGGGCCCGCGGGCATGGCGGGCTGAGAGTAGCTAGGCGTGCCTCNTCCCCCCGCAAGCTGCGACATCATCTGCTGGTAGAAGGGCATCATGTCTTGGGCACCTTGGGCAGCACCTGCCTGCCCAATAGCTGCGTTGTTGCCTGCTTGGTACTGGGGGATCAAGCCTGCAGGCCCCATGAACCGGCGGAGTTCAGACTCCGCTCCCGCCGCGTACTGGGGCAGCATCCTGTTTGCAAAGTCGGAAGCCATCCCTTCCCCAAAGGCTGTGCTATCCGCGAGACTCTTCCCAGAGAACCGCAGTCTCTTCGCAGCGTTCGACCTCTCGAGAGCTTGCTGCCCTTGGTTGAAGAGGAACTTGTACGCCGGATTCTCTGCGAGCTTGCTTGGATCCTTCAGCATCCCAGTATAAAGATCATACATCGTACGCTCGGGGGCTCCCAGATAGTTCGTCTGGAGAGGCTGGGCAGCGAGACCTCGCGGGCCACCTCCTCCATACGAGGGGTACATTTGACGCATTGCCTCTGTATTAGCGCCCCTCGATAGCTCCAACGCAGGACTATACTGAGCGGGGGCTCGATAGTTCCCAGCAGAGTTGTACATAGGCTGCGAGTTGTACCAACTCTGCTCCCCAGAGGAGAAGTCTGCGTTTGTGTACATGGGGGAGGCAGCGGGTGTCGAGGCGGTCCCCGGCCCATAGTAGCCCGCGGAGTAGTCAGGCTGAGCGTAAGAGTCTCCTCCTCCAAAGTCCATCCCAGAGTCGTACACGCCTCCCCAGTCTGAGCTTCCGCCGCCTCCCCCGAAGTCAAAGGTGCCTCCTCCAAAGTCCATTGACCCCCAATCGAAGTCGCCCCCAAGATCGCTCATCCAATCATCCATGTTACGTCACTCCTTGCGTTATATCTGGATCAAGTGCTTTTATTCGGTACTGAGAAGTCCCTGTGTGCCGCCACTCCCAAGCTCTCCGGCGGAAGGCCCCCCATCGGCTTTCATGCTGCGCTTGCTGGGACAGATCAAAGCGCCTATACGAGGAGTAAGTCTGGAAGTCGTCATCTGTGTAGCGGAGGAGGCCATAGGCGGCAGAGGCCAAGATGTCTCCCACCACAGCCACAGCGAAGCAGAACTTCCTATCTGCGTTTCCCCAGTCCATGTTGTTCGTGCGGAGCTTCACATTCACCGGGAGACTCCCAAGGTCCGCGGGGCTCGTGAGGTTCATCGTAAAGACATTCCCTGACTGATCTTGAACCAGCTGTAGCCCATTCACCCCTACAGCCGCCACCGCATCAAAGATTCCCTCTGTGAAGCCAGTTGCTGTAAGGGCACCAGTCCCAGTGCTCGTCCCTGTCGTGCTGATGGGGTACGTGAAGACATTTGCATTGGTGACATTCACGTTGAAGGTGCCTGTGAACCCCGCGCTAGTGCCTCCAATCACTACTGGATCTCCATCAGAGAGACCGTGGCTGGTAGCAGTTCCTGTGACGAAGCCGTTGACTTGGCTGAGGCGAGAGATCGTGACAGGGCTCGCGGCTGCAAGCCGACTCCAAGTGTACCACTTCTTCTCTTTCAAGTCAAATACCAGCGTCACACCCGTGGTACTTAGACTTAGAATATACCAGCTGTGTCCTCCGATCTCCACGACACAGGCGTAAACAAGGCTCAAGTCATCAGCATCCAGAATCCGGCACACGCTGGGAGTGCTTACTTCCTCGTAACTTGTACCTACCAGTATAGCAATAAAGCGCCCCTTTTGAGCTGAGCTATTTTGTCCCTTACGTTGAGCTATCCAAATGAGTGTGCTCTCTGTTTGTGACACGCTGCCAGCAGAAGCACACCCAATGAGGAGTACTCCATTGTTAACTGGAAGAAGGGGGCTGCCTGTGGCATTACCTGCGTCCCAGAACATCTCAGTGGACCACTTTCCGAAGGCTACTACATAGTTGAGGGCTTTGCTAAGGCACACCCCGCCATCGGGCTCGAACTCAGCACTAATAAAGCCATCAGTGGGCCAGTCTGTGGGGTCGTCTCCTGTAGCCACACTGTTCCAAATTGTTCCATCAGGCTCCATAACATAGAACGTGCCATCCAGATACACCACTCCTGGCACGGTGAGAGCGGGGAAATCGGGGTCTGCGATAGCGGTCAGCGTGCCATCTGTACTTAGTGTATAACTAGCTTGAGCTACCCTGATGAAAGTGACTCCCCCCTTGGATACTGCAAAGCTCATTTGCTCCCCATATTGGAGAGTAACTGCGCCAAGATTCGTGTAGATAGGTTGGGGAACGCCTCCCGCATATGTACCACGGGCAACTTGGTAAGGCGCAGTCGAAATCATACCAAGGGTCTCTGCGGCGCTTCCAGTTGCTACTGCCGTGGGGCCTCGAACATAGTACTTACCCCCCTGCAAAGAGATGCAAGCTCGAATGCTGGGCCCCCACTGGATAGGAGCGTAGTTAGCTAAGCAGTTAGCTAAGCTTCCATCATCTACACCAAGGGCGGGAGCTCCGCCGGTTATTATCCCATCCCAGCGGCTCCATCCTGTGTCAGATCCTGGAAGAATTGGGGGGTCTATCTTGAAGAGGCGACCCCCTGCAGTGCCTTGGCCCACCCCCGCTATAACAGAGGAAGGAATGGGGTTAGCATCTATTGGAGTGTAATCTAACGTGATGAGCCCCGCTCCTCGAGACCCAAAGTAGCCTGTGGTTCCTGTGCTTATGATAAACCCCGAAGAAGTGCCGAGTCCGGGCCTCTGCCAAGCAAGCCCCTCATCTGTGTAAGCGTTGTGCATCCTCGCGTCCTTCGTCACCCCGCCATCCCGAGAATACAGGTCGGCTACGAGGGAGAAACGCTTGTCGGGAGAGGGCTGTGCCACTCAGGGCCTCTGGGAGTCAGTCATATCGCGCCCTGGCTCGAAGCTCAGGTGAGTATCTACAGGGTTGAAGTTGATGCCCTCTTGCACAGCAATCTGCCAGTGGCCCTGCAAGTCCGGGGTCCACACTCGGCCAAACTTCGGAGCGCACCGCCTCGCAAGCTCCCACTCTAGCGCAGCGTAGTACTCCTGTGGGTAGCCAATGTCATCGCTTCCGGCAGCATTGTCATAGTCCTCTGCGGGGTAGATGACAGTCAGCCGGAGAGTCTTGTACACATTTGTGGCTGCGAAGTTCATCGTTACTGCGGTGTTGATGCGCTGGGGCTCCACGAGGAGGGCTGTGGGGTCGCCGGAGGCGAGCTTCTGCACTACAGCTTCGTACTGCTGCACATCTGTGTAGATTGTCAAGGGGGTGTCGATGGGCTGGCCAAGAGAGCTGTTATCCCGGAGGGAAGCTGCCTCCAGCTCCACAAACCGCTGGGCTTTCGCTGTGTAGGTGAACACCACAGCTCCGCTGTTCGCGGCCCCGAGGCTATTCGTAGGAAGCACGAGGTTCGTGCCATCAGTGACTGTCGTGATGGTAGTCCAGCCAATAGTGCCATCTGCCAGCACAATGCCGAGCTGGTCGGCGGCTGTCATTCCTGTGGTGCTGCTCACCACGAGGGCGGTAGCACTGTCTGCCTTCGCTGCGGTCGTGAGGGTGCTGAGGGAACCCACGCTCGCGCGGTCATCTGTGGACGCTGGCCCTATGAGGTAGCGGGCTTGATCGAGGACAGGGAAGATCACAAGGCGCTGGCGGGTCCAGACTTTAAGGCCAGGAAACTTGTCACTCGTACCTTGCCACTGCTTCACTAAGAGGTTGAGGGTGCGGAGCATCGTGGCGAGATCGTCGGAGTCAAGGCTCTGGCCATTGGCGATGACTCCGATGTCCTCTGCTGCAGATGTGATTACCTGCAATGCAGTGACGCTATAGTCCCAAGAGCCACTGGTGGGCATGTTAGTCTCCTTTACCCTTCATTCTTCTCAGGAGCTGCAGCATCAGCGCTCCAGAGTCCTGCCCAACGAGTTGTTCTTCAACTGGCACGTTCGCAGTCAAGTTGGGATGCCACTTCATCAAGCTTGGGTCCCGCAAACGAGCCTGCACATTCTCTGCTTCAATCTCCCCCGCCGCATTTCGATACGAGGCAAGTCCCTTGCTTAAGTTCGTCCCTGGGGCAAACCCCTCAATGTCTTGTACTCCGTGCTGAAGCTCGTGCATTAGTACAGAGCGAGCCTCCTCTGGGTTCCGCGCCCGAGCTGTGAGCTGGCGGGAGCTTGGGCTATAGGAACCTCCAGGTACCTCCAAAGCACTTATCCGCATATCGAGAGGGAGTTTCTTCAGCTCAGGATACGCCTTAAACAGCTCTGGATGGGAAAGAGCATCTTCAAGTACCCCCTTGAACTTGGGATCGTTCTTCAAGAGGTAAGCAAGTTGGTCATCTATCTCCCACCGACCTTTACCCTCAGCTCCCTTTGCATACCCATACTCACTCCAGCCCTTTTGAGGACTCATGCCAGACTTAGTAGCGGCCTCCCCGGCCTTGAAGCGCTCCAACACACTACCCCCAAGTCTCTCTGCAGCTTTCCTTCCCACCAGCATACCGGGGCTCATGAAGTTAAGGGCCATCTCTTGGGCAGCAGCAGAATGTTGCTCTGGGGAACGATTGAAAGGCAAGGGCTCTTCATCCAGCCTAAACCCTCCTTCCCCACCAAGCGCATCTCCCGGCATCGTTGCGGCGGTCTTGCCTATGAAATTCCTCAGCCCCGTGAGGCCCATACCTTGGAGCTGCCCCATAAGCTGGTCGAAGAACGCGCTCTCGCCCACTACCCTCGAACTCCAAAGAAGCTACTCCCCGACTTGAGGGCTCCCTCACCTGGGTACCCACCCGGCTGCATCATCCTCCGAGGATTTATAGGCATGTTCATCCCCTGGGGCATCTGCGGCCTCCCCACCCGGTTCTGCATCTGCGCCATGAGCTTCGCCATGAACTCAGCTTGCATCTGCTGCTGAAACGCGGGGTCTGTGTCTTTCTCTGTGCCGATGTAAGGATTCATCCGTTGGTAAAGGCGTTGCTGGAACTCTTTCTCAACTTCCTTCTGCATCCACTGGGCTTGCGTCTGCTCAAGCCTCTTCCTCTCTTCCATGAGAGCAGCTTGCTGGCGGGGGTCTTGGTGATCTCCATGCCTCATCGTGGAGTCAATGCGAGCCAAGTTCGCAGGATCAAGATCATCCACAGAGTCGTAAGGCACCCTTGAAATCGAGTCCCGCATGAGTTGGAGCTTCCTCCCGCTAGGCATGGGCAGCTTGGACTAGTTTCTTGATCGGGATTGCGGCGCGAATCGTGTTCGAGTGTTTCAGCGCCCTTCCAATCGCCTCCCAGCAAGCCTCCGGCGGCAAGTCCACTTGGCACTGGGCAGTGCCCTCCCAATACACACCTTTCTCTTCATTCCGCATGCAGTGTTCCCAAGTGTAGTGCATCCTATGGCAGGGGTAACATTTCGTCTTGGTGCTGAAGAGTGCGAAGGTATTGGCCCAGTCCCTCGTGAGGTTCTCATGACTGCTATGGGAGAGGAACACGATCTTGGGCATGGGCTCCATTGCCATGCCGCTCAGGACTCCGGTCTCTGGCCCCACAATGAGGTCAGATACTAGGGCGAAGGCGAGGGTCTGGCGGATGGTCCACTCTCCAGCTTTCCTCAAGATGCGAGGCTCATTCTTCCACGGCTCATCCAGCATCCGGCTCTTTTCGTCTCCCACAGTCACGATCTTGCACTCGGGGTAAGCAATCATCATGCGAGCAAAGATCTGGTCAATGTGCGGCCACACTTTGTGCACACTCGACCCATTCAGTGCCCAGAGGATGAGTGGGCCCGCCTTCATTTCAATGCGCTGCTCCAGTGCCCAATTCTTCTCCTCTTGCGTTGGGAAGAACTTGATGGCGGGCTTGTTGTAAGGGATCTCCGCCAGTTCATGCTGGAACTGGAGGTAGTTCGCGTTGAGGTACTTATCCTTCACGCTCTGCGGCCACTTGCTGTTCATCCGATCTGCAAGTGCAAGCCAAGTACCCTCCACACTTTCACTCAAGTTCACCCATTTATCATACTTCTTTTGCTCACTCTGCCAGAAGGAACCAAGCGCGACGTTGGGAACTTGATCAGGATCTTGGAGGATCACAGCATCAATGTTGGGGTCGTGCTCTATCACCTCGAAGGCCCGGGGGGTGGCGTAAAGGGTGATGTGGTAGCCTTGCTTCTTGAGACCGGGGAACACGCTGCTTGCTTGTAAGCTATCCCCCCAAGCACCATATCGCACCACGCCACAGGTCTTCGTGGGCTTAGGTAGTTGGTAGCTGAGCTTGTGGCCCGCCCCAGCGGGCAGCTTCTTGAACACTTGGAAGAAGCTATACTCCATAGCCTCAGCTCGCTTCTCACACCTCAAGCAATCCCAGTCGGGGAACTCATCCATCACATCAAGGATGTCCTGTTCCACGAAGTCATGCTTGTGGTCCGGGTTCGCCTTCGGCTGGCCAATGTTGGGGTACAGATCCTTGTGAGGCAAGTAGAGGCACAGGTGGCCGCCGACCTTCACAAGCCGCCACCACTCTTTCAGCGCACTCTTGTAGTCCTCCACATGCTCGAGCAGATGGCTGGAAACAATAAAGTCACAGGCTCCATCTGCGAACATCGGCATCTTCGTGGCATCGGGCACTGTCATGTCTGGGTTCATCGCAATGCCGAAGAGCTGAGAGTCCTTGCGGTTATCCACCCCGATGAAGTGATTGTACGCCTTGTGGGGGCCACACCCAAGGTCGAGGCCAAAGCCCCTAGTATAAGGTACAAGCTCCCACAAGACCTTCCCGATCTCGTTCCCCACAGGATCAGTTGCGCGCCACATACTACTTGACCTTCGTGTAGCCGCAGCTCGCGGGGTTCATGTCGTCTCCCTTGCGGGGAGCCCGGAATGTGCCCTTGCGGCCATTGCCAGAGGCCTCCGTCACGATGACCCGATTCTTCGTGCTTAGAGGACTATTTGGGTGCGTCTTGGGGGCCTTGCCACCACCACCCTTCGCCTCTGCTACAAGGGGAGAGCCCCCAGCCTTCTTCGACGGTTTCAGCATGACTAGCACCTATCTCCATAGTTGTTGCGTTTGAGGAAGCCACCAACACTGTGGCCGGTAGCTTGTGTGTTCTCCGAGTTGTCCATGCCTTCAGACTCAAGCAAGTCTGCTTGCCCCAGCTTCTTCTTCTTGTCTGAGTGCGTGTTAGTGGGGGCTCCTGGGTCTGTGTAGCCCTTTGGGTCGCTTGGTGCTTTCATGCTATCTCCTTAGAGGTCAGGGGGATTTCTCCCCCTTCCCTCAGTTAAACTACGCTGTTACGTCGGCTCCTGGGGTGACCAAGTACTCCAGGCCAACTGCCCCCACTTCCGTGGCATCCGTCCCTTTGGAGACATACGCTACATCGCCTCTCGCCATGCTGTTCGTGACGAGTGCGCGGGTGGAGTAGATCGCCGCAGTTGTGGTGAAAAGTGCCGTGGTTGTGGTTGCGGTTCCCTGGCTGATCACAAACAGGGTCTTCGCATCCGTTGCCGCACCTGTGCCGATAGTCACAGTAGTGAAGTGCGCTGCTTTGAGCGTCAAGTTCGCATGAGCCACGAATCGTTGGCTCAACGCGCTCGCACCCGCAAGCAGGCTTCCACTGTGGTTTCCTGGTACAGTGTACGCCGGATGATCGTAGGCAAAGCTTCTAGTCGCCATGAGATTCTCCGGTTAGGCTGCAGTGTCCCAGACAACGATACGAGATTCCGTAGCGACTGTCTGATCATGGACGATGCCGAAACCACCGAGGTAGTAGTATGCCACACCCTTACTCCGACCATAGTCCGTCGGAATCTTGGCACGCATTTCCTCAGGGATTACGACTCCCTCTGCAACTGTATCTTCGCCCAAGAAGAAGATCCAGTCAGAAAGCCCAGCTGTCCAAGCAGTACCCGTTATACCATCAGTGGAGCCATAGCCCTTGACGATATTCGTCTGCTCAGTGTAGCGGACATTCTCATACCGCCCAATCTCCGCGTTGAAGATGAGCTGGATTCCAGGCACCGTGTACTGGTGGATGGTTTCCAAGTCGTTCTTCAGGCGGCGAAGAGTGGAAGGCCACGCGATGCCTACATAGTCGTCATTTGTGTAGGCTGGAATGTTCCGCTCTTTCATCAAATCCACAACGAGCTTGGCGTGTTCTTTCTGGAACGCGATGTTGTTCGTCGCGGTCGCAGTGCCATTCGTTGTGAGCGTGAGGACAGTGGTGGAAGTTCCAGCTGTAGCTGGGACGACTCGAAGCTGCGTGTTGTTGAACTGCACCCAAGCTGCGCGGTCGAACACTTTCACAGCGTCATTCCGCAGAGCTTGCATCACAGGCTTGCGCACCTCAAACTTCGAGAGGGCTTCCAGCTTGCCACTGTAAGGCACGCTGTTGCCGTACTCGTTGACGGTGAGGGTTGCTTGCGTGATGGTGAATTGCGTCTCTGGCATGGTGTTGGTTTCCACGAGTGTACCACCCGCAGTCGCCGCGTTGCTCACCACGTCCCAAGTAAAGGTTTGTCCCTTACCCTTTCCTTGTTGTGAGGCGTCTTTTACGTCACAGAACTGGCGGAAACGAGCCATCGGCTGCAGTGCTTCCCGCAGCTCGTCACTCAAGTTCTGAGAGTAGAAGAAGCCACCCAGAGAGTTGACGGCCCAAATTTGGCCAGCCATTTTCTAGGTTCCTTTTCTCGTTGGTGAAAGTTGAGCTTGGCCACGACGCGCAGCCATGCCCGCTATGATCTCACTTGGGGTCTTAACCTTCTCTGCGGCAGCACTCTCTTGCAGCCGAGCTGAGGCTGTACGAGGTACTGGCGGGGCTTCTGCTTTCCGCGCTTGCCGGACCGCTGCCGTTCCCGGAGGAGTGGGCGAGCCGGGGGTTGCCGACTTGGGAAGGTTGAACGCCTTGCGAAGATCGTCGCCAATGGACTTGTACAGTTCGAGGTAAGGGCGTCTGTCGCTCTCTCCCCCTCGCTCCTTTGGCGCCCGCCGCCTGTTCTCCTCAACGAAGAACAGTCGCTTCAGGTAGTCATTGGACAAGAGGTCTTTGAACTCAGTCTGCACAAACGTCATGGCGGCTTGAAACTGGACTTCATCCTGAGCCGCAAGCCTAGCGTGTTGCGCGGCGAACTTCTGGATTTCTTCAGGAGACACAGCGCCGCGGCCACGAAGTACTGTCATGGCTTCGGCTGCTTGCTCAGGTGTGCCGAACTGCAAGGCATTTGCTAGTTCAGCATCTGTCTTGGTGGCGGGATCTGCGGGCTTGGGGTCTTGAGGAGCGCCCGGAGGGGTAGCTACTCGAGACTTCGCCTCGGCCTCTTTGAGCAACTCAGAGGCCATTTTGAGTCGGAAATCTGCTGCGGTTTCTTTCTGGAAAGTGCGGTACCCCGCATCTATGATGGCTTTGCCGGGCACTTTCATCTTCTGGCCATCCACGGTTACTTCGTACTCCTTCGTGGGGTCGATTGCATCTTGGGCCACTGGAGCAAGCTCAACCGGGGCAGCCTCACTGGAGAGAGGAGCCTCAGCCTGCGCCTCTGGTGCGGATTGCTCCGCAGCGGGAGTCTCCGGCGGCGGTTCAGCTGCGGGGGCAGGAGTTACATGCCCCTCCTCATCTATGGAGGGAGCAGTCTCGGCGGCAGCAACTTCATGCTGCTTAGCTACTGTCTTGGCAATTTCTGCCAGCGCGATGTTCCGCGGGTTGTCTTGCGGGTTGGGCTTCTGGTACTCCTCAGCCTCTGTGTTCGTGCTCGTTACAACTGGTTCAGTCGCCATGTTCTGCCTCGTGTAAAGCGCCGTCCGCGGACTTCCCGGATAGGATCAGGTCTCTGAGCCAGCTCAGGAAGAACTGGCTCCGCCAGATGCGGTTTTGCAGCTGCTGTATCCGACGCTTCCGCCAAGGCCAGACACTCGCAAGCTCCTCTTGCGCTAGGATGATTTCTTGGTTCAGGCAGCCCATGAGGTGCCTCCCGAGGTCGCTCCGCAGGAAGTCCCGAGCTTGATTCCCGAGGTCAACCTCTGCCACGAGGCCCCGAGTTGTGGGATCAAGGGTCTGGAGGAGATGCTGGAGATCGTCGTCAGCGGCATCCATCAGTGGGCCCGAGCCTCTCCGTTACCGCCCGCCGGCTTGGGGGCGATCTTCGCAGCCTCCACCATCGCGCGGGCCTTCGCCATAGCAAGGAACTTGTCTATTGCGGCTTTCTGCTTGGCTTTGAATACTTCCAAGTTCGCAGCGTGAGCAGCCTTCCTGCGCTCGAGGGCCATTTGCTGGTTCGCTTTTGCTCCCTCAAGGCGGAAGTCTTGCTCTTGCTCCCTCTCTTTGAGCTGGAACTCCATCATGGCTTCCTGCATCTTACCCTCGAATTCGTGCTGGGCCTCCATCTGCTGGAGATCGAGCTGGTTCTCCCGGTTGTCGAGCTGGCGCTCCCTGCGCTGGATGCGATCCTTGTTCTGGTCGATGATTTGCTTGGCCATACCTTCAGCTTCCTTCATGAGCTTCTGGGCTTGGACAAGGCGGGGATCAACAGTTGTGAAGAAGCGGGCGCTGTCCTTGAACCCCGCGAGGCCGTATAGCTCTTTCCGCACTTCAGGCAAGTTGAGGTCGGGGACGCCTTGCAAGGCGAGCTGGGTGTACGCACCAGTCGCCTGCATGAAGCTCTGGAAGCGGCGCTCTGGGTCCGTAGCCCCCATGCCCACATTCACGCTCAAAGTCAGTTCTTGGTCAAGGAGTTTGTCAAGGTCAGGAGTCTTGTTGTAGTGCTGGAAGGCGCCCGCTTTCTGGGCCGCAATCGCGAGTACCACAGTGTCGCTCTCATACTTCTGTTCAAGTTTCACAAGCTGCATGAGGGCGGGCTCCAGCCAAGTCTCCACCCACACGCGGAAGGTGTACTCAGTCAGGGAGTTGCCACTTTGCTGCATCATCTTCATGCCGCCGACAGTCTCGTTTAGGCGGCGGTTGGTCATCACAGAGCTTGAGTTAAGGCCACCGCCTTCCAGATCGTCGAAATCCGCGTTTAGACGGTCCTGTTCCTGGAACGAGCTGGCGGTGACATCTGTCCAGTTGACTTCTCGGACGTCTTTCTCGACGTCGCTTGCCATAGTGACACCACCCGGCACGTTGCGGAGGATGCCTTCTACGTCCACTTGGCTGCCCCGCCTCACAATCCAGCGTTTGTTCAGCACAAACTTCACGTTGTCGAGGCGCTGGTTGGCGATCTCGTTGGCTTCTTGCTGGAGCTGGGAGCCCAGCTGGGTGAGACCGCGGGGCATGGCTTGGTGCGTCTCTATAAGGCAGAAGCCTATAGTCACAGGGATCTCCCCGATGGGGAAGAGTTCCTTGAGAGGCACAGGATCGGTCAGTAGCTCCAAGTCCTTGAGGCTGTAGAAGGCGTAGGTCTTGCCTTCACTCCGCATGAAGTTCAGATGGACTTGGATAACGTCGAAGTCAGAGATGCTGCTTTGCACTGTGTCTGGGTTCTCTCGGCGGCCATCCCGCGCTTGCTGCACAGGATCATCTTCCTTCATGCGGGCTTCAAGGAGTTTACTCTCAGCTAGCTTCTTCCAGGGCTTGGCATCCTTGCCATAGCCTTTCTCCATGCGGTCGAGGATGTCTTGCACATACATCGGCATCTCGAGGATGAGGTAGGGGGAGGTGCCCACAACATCGTACCACTTGGCGGCGGGGTCGAAGTGGATGCGCTGGATGCTCAGGAGTTCGCAGCAAGGCTTATCCACTATTGGTACATCTTCCTCGAGTTCAATGGGGATCACGAGGCCGGGGGCAATCTCAGCTTGCTTGGTTACTTTCTGCTTCTCTGTGAGGTAGTCCCAATACTGGAAGGAAGCGCAGATTCCAACTGTCATGGCATCTTGGAAAGCCCCTATCGCGGTGACGAACCACGGGATGCCTTTCTTGCTATTCGTGAGACGGTACTGGAGGAGTTCCTTGTTGATGCCCGCGGAGGCTACTTGCGCCGGATCATCCGGGTTGATGGGGTCAAGGGTCACTACATCAGGATTGCTGAAGAGCGCCATCGCCGCAGTCGCCTCATGCTTGCGGATCACGCTCCGAGTCTTGGGGCGGAAGACACGAGATCTGTACTTGTACGCATCACTCGCGTACTTGCTGTCCCTCGGGTGCTGGGAGTTAAAGAGGCGCAGGCCCTCCTCCCACTGCTTGCGGTAGTTGTTCTCCGCGTAGGTGGTGCTGCGCTTGAAGGCATCCTTCGCAAGCTTGAGCCAGGGATCTGCGCTCGAGGTGGTGGTAGCACTGCCTCCCAGCTCGTTGCCGGCGGCTTGCCCAGGAATGAGGTTCGTGGTGGGCATCAGTGGATGAGCTTCTGTTGCACTGGGGCGTGCCAGTACTTGTGCATCTTCGCATCATCAAGCTCGAAGCCTTTCACAGGCTCTTCTGTGCGGGGGCCTCGGGCTAGGTGGGCGCGTTCAAGCAGCTCGCCCCCCGCCCGAACAATCTCCTTGTGGAGGGCGGCGGAACCTTGGGGGAGTTGGTCAAGCTTCCGCAGCATCCCAATGAGGCCGCGGGCTCCACTTGCCTCCATGTGCTTGATAATGAGGACTCCCTGGCGGCACTCTACCCACCAGCTGTGGTTGGGGTAAGTTGGGACGAGGACCTCGGCCACCCGCTTAGCGAAGGCATCATCTAGGGGGTTATCTCCGATGCAGGCGATGAGCGCCACTAGCCGTTCCTCGCGAGGTAGAGGAGGAAGATGAGAGCCACTAGGATGAGGAACCACATGCTAAACTCCTGTGCTTGTACCAGTGTAAGGCCCACCATTGGGTTCGCTGACCTCAAACTTACGGCCATTACTGAACTCGTAGGCGATGTCTTTCTTCCCCCAATCATCTCCCCAGGCTTGTTTCACGAGGGCGCTGAGGGAGAGAGTGCGAGTCGTAGGGGGGAGGGTAGGAACACCGCTGCGGGCCATTAGCCTCTCCTCAAGATTGCAAGCAGCTCAACATGGTTCTTATTCATCTCCGCTCTAACGCTTTCGAAAGCATTCCTATCCTCCGTCACGTGCGTATCCATTTTATCAGAAAGCTTGTCAAGGGTTGTATCTTGCCGTTTGAGCCTCCACATGAGGAGTGCCCAGCAAGCAGTGATAAGACCGCCGATGATCCAAAGTGTTGCTTCTGGCGTGAGGGCCATCAGTAGTCCGGGTAGTAGGGGGGATCGTAGCTTGCGGGCCCCCGATATTCAGCAGAGTCACCGAAAGTGAGGCAGAAAGCATCTGCTACGTCGGGGGACCGCGGGTAACGCTTCTTCATCTCATCCTTGCTTTCCACTTTGATCTTGCCTGTGGAGGTGAAGGTGTACTTTGGCATGCTCAGTTCTGCGATGAGGATATCATCCTTGGCGAGCTTGCAGTCTTTCTTCTCCAGCCACTTGCGAGCCCGGAACCACAGTTCGTCGCGGAGGCGGCTGAAGCGGTCATCTATGCTTGCAGCCTCCGCCACGTTGACTCCGATGGCGGGGAGGTTGAGTTCGAGGAGGCGATCTAGCACCCCAGCTCCAACACCAATCACATCTACGAAGATGTAGTCTGGGCGATGCTCCGGCAAAGTCTTGTTCCACTCTGCATACACTTTGCCCGCGGACTGCATCGTGTCCATGCCGCTCCAGCTTATGTGCGGCTCGAGGGTTGCGTTAGTCACGCGCTTCACGAGGACAGTCCGATCCCCTCCAAAGCGAGCCACATCCACTCCCCAAATAGGCTTCCCGAAGTGCTGGACATCTCGCACAGCAGCGGCCTCACAGAGGTGCATAGGAATCACACTATCTGCTTCCTCAAGGGGGAAGTCTCCCATGACCCGAACGCGATACACATTAGAATCTCGTCCGTACTGGTGGGCAAGCTCATCGCGGAACAACTGAGACTGAAGGGGGCAGCCTTCCCCGTTCACTTGGACTGTGCCCCACATAGGCTTGAGCTTGTGGTGGCTGTCGTAGAACAGACCTTCGAGGCGGGTAGGGTTCCCTGTCATCACGACGTAGGCACCTTCAGAGGCGAGGGCTCCGCGGGCAGCCTCGAAGATGCTCTCCGCGACCCCGGGAGCCTCATCCACGAGGATGAGGACGTACTTCGCATGGAGGCCCTGCAGAGCCTCTGGCTTCTCCGGCCGCGCCGTGCGAGCCACACTGAAGCTTTCCTGCGGCGCTTCCACCATCTCGAATTGGTCGGCCTTCCACATGAACTTGTTACCGAGATCAGGCAAGCGATCTTTGAGCTTGCGGTGCCAGAGGCTCAACTCTGCCCACAGAACGTCGGACATCTGGGTGGCGGTGGGAGCTGTGCAGCCGCCCTTCGCGGGGAAGAAGCATGTGTGGAACCAGAGGATGCACCAGCTTAAGAATGCTGACTTGCCAACGCTGTGGCCGCTTCTCACACTGAGGCGCCGGCGGGCTACGAGGAGCTTGCTTGCCTCCCACTGCCACGGCAGTATACCCTCTCTGGCCTTGGGCTCCCATTCTGCGGGGAGTCCCAAGGCCTCTACTGCGAATAGTGCGGGGCCGCCAGCCCGCCAGCGAAGGATGCGCTCTCGGGCGGCGTCAAGCTCTACTGGCTGTGGTAGTGCGCTCAAGCGGCCTCAGGGGCCGGGGCGGGGAGCAACTCGTGGGGAATAAGCTTCTCAGAGGGCAGATTCGCAAGGATACCCATGAGGCCATGAGTGTGGTTGATGTTTCCGTGGACTTCGAGGCGGGCGCCGTATCCAAGGGCGCGGGAGCTGTTCTTCAGTACTTCGAGGGCGAGTTGGTCACTTGGGTTCGCGTCTAGCTTCTCCCGGAGGCGGGCGATGCTTTGCAGCACGAGGCCCTTCATACTTTCTTCAATAGCGCCTCGGAGTAGTGGATCAAGGATCTTATCCTTCCTCTCCGCCACAAACGCTTGGAAGCTATCACTCGCAATAACCTGGGAGATCCACCCCGGCGTGTAGCCGAAGTGCTGCGCGAGTTCTCCTTGTGTAACCGCCGGGTTCGCGAGGATAATCTCCGCCATCCTCTCGTGGGTGTAATTCACCTTCACTACTCCTCCCCGCAGCTCCCCTGTTGCTGGATCATGCCACATATCGTCTGGCCCTTAAAGAGCTGGAGCATGAAGCTCCGGCGATGTGCCATCCTACTCCGTTCGGGTTACGAAGTCAAATCCCGCGTGGGCTGGTGGGTATCTCGGGCGAGGTATAGCGGGGAATCCCGTTCGGGTTATAGTGCCCTGGGCACCAAAATCTAAGGGGCTATCCCAGATCTCTTCCCCCGTCTCTTCCGAGGGGCCGCCGGGGGGCGGCCCGCTTGGGGCCCCTCAAGAGTGGGCGCTCACATCGTGCTGCAGCGCAACACACCTCGCGGCCTAGCAAGAGTCATGCCATGTGGAGGCGCGTGGTGCGGTGCATCATGGCGGGGAGCGCTGTTACAATTTGTTACACATTAGGGCTTGACCCCACGCCTACCCCGTGGCATTATAGCTCCACTAGTTTGATGGTTCGCTAGGCGAGACATCGGGCGGGATGCCGGGGCGTATGCCCCCCACCCCTAGACGTACCGAGGGCCGCAAAGGAACCAGCGTGCCGGGTAGTCCGGCTCAACCGCCCCTCCCATGAGGGGTAGACAATCCTAAACCACTGGAGGTAGCATGGCAACGCAAGAACGGAAGAAAGTAGTGACGTATAGGTGGGATGAAGCGGCCAACGCCCTGACATTCAGCGTTATCGGTGCGGGCTCGTTTAGCCTTGATGTGGTGCAAATCGTAGGGGAGGCTTTCACAGCTCTGACCTCGGTAGGCAAGCGCAGCTTGGTGCATGGGCTCGTGCAGAAAGTGAGNGACAAGGCGGCAGTCGGGCGAGACCCGGAGACGGGGCGCAGCGCGACACCGAGCGAGAAGTTCGCTCGNATGAAGGCGACGGGCGAGGCTCTGACGCAAGGAGTCTGGTCGAGCCGCAGCGTGGTAGAGTCGCTCAATCGGGCAGCGCTCTTCGCGGCAGTTGCTGCGGTGAGGCAGGTTGCGCCCGAGAAAGTGGCGAGCAAGTTCCAAGCGCAGCCGGATGCAGTGCTCAAGACNCTGCTTACGGTCAGTGGTATTGCGGCGGAGTACGCGAGGCTTACGACACCACAAGGTGGAGACAGCGCGGAAGTGGAAGGGATGCTGGCGGAGTTGGAGTAAGCTCATGACTATCCTTATAGGACGGCATGCTTGGACAGCCAAGCACATTTGGATAGAGAAGGGGCGACTCTACTGGCTCTCCCCAAGTGGAAGGCAGCATAGCAGGAAGCTCAGAGGACTGGAGCTGCAAGTGCGCTAGAGGCCAAGGGGCTGGGCACGAAAGTGCCTGGCCCTTTTGGTGCTGCGTGGGGGCGGCGCTTGCAAC